AAAATCCTAATTCATTACATACTAGTGGACCCCATATACCCTCCTCTTTTATTCCTAAACCATATGTTAAAGAGCATCCAGTTATAATAACATCTGGACCAGAGTCAAATTCTGGAGACCTGTATCCATGCTTATTAAGGGTATACCCACCTATATCTTTGCTATGCACCCATTGTTCATTAGGAGACAAATGCCTTGGCTCTGCAATGGTATTAAAAAAAAGTTGTGAAAGTTCAAAGTCATTCAAAGGAAAATACTTACCGTCTGACCCTATAACTGCTTTTTCAATACTATCTTCTTTAAAATAGTAAGTATTTGGCTTTTCCCAAAAACTATCCCTACTTCTTTCATCTATCTCATCTATTACGTTTTTTACCTTAATGTCTTTTAAATCTTGGGTCTTTGTTCCACAATAATCAGTACATACCCCGTAGATTCCTACGGAGCTTTTGCTAAAGTCATAAGAGTTATCTAAATTTAAATCAACCGCCACAGATATTGGAGTTAAATCTTTATCCTTTAAGGTCCATATATTTCCAGAACTTGTTAAAGTAAAATCGTCACCCTGGTGCCAAAAAAAATTAATGTCTTTGTGATAAGAGCTAAAATAATAAAGGGCTTCTGCATTTTTGCAGTGAATCCAGGCTACATTTTTAATTGACTCTATAAAACTAAAATTTATTTTATATTTAGGCTCATCGTGTCCTAGGAATATTTCTTTATCTTTTACCCATACATCAATTTCAACATCATGACCTAACGCAACAGCTTCTAATATATACTCTGGCCTATTTTCTTTTTCTGGATTTGGGCCATCTGTATTTCCTCTATGTGAAATAAATTTTACCATTTTATAACTCTACCTTGTCATTTGTTATACCAGGATACTTAATACATAAAATCTCACAGTCAGTAATAAATTCTGGATCTGCCACTTCATACGGCTCTAATATAAATATTGTACCAGAATTAATCTCTACCCCATGTATTATCATTGTTCCGTGGATTAATAGGTTAACTTCAGTTACCTTTTCGTGGTAGTGTGTTTTCCAAACCTCTCCTTTTGAATGCTTTTTATAAGAGGCTTCAAAAGCATCGGTTTTATATGAGGCTTTTTCAAAATCTCCAATAAACCATCCTCTATCTGTATCGTTTATGCTTGATATTTTCATAACCCATGTGCCTCCCAGTTAATGTTGTCAAAGCCTGAGTCTGTTATTATATTAATAGCTACAGATCTATCTTTATCTGATTTTTTTAACTTGTCGTTTATTATAATTCTAGTACCACTTGTAATACCCATTAATAAATAGTCCCAACAAAAACCTAAATCACTTAAATGTTTTTCTGTTATATACCTTGCAGACTCTTTTCTTGCTGTTGTTAAAATAATTTTATGTCCTTTTGAATCCCACTCATTAAATTTATTTAGTACTCCAGATAAATCTACTGCTGGCTGCTTGCCTATATGACTAAATCTATGTGCATGCTTTATTATTGTTCCATCTATATCACAAAATATAGTTTTTGGTTTTTCTGTATAGAATTCTTTTATCTTTGCATTATAAATATCAATATCTTCTGGTGTTCCTAAAGATATATATGTATTAGGATCTATAAAAAAGGGAACAATATTTTTATTCAAATCAATTAGATAATTATATGTAGAGGATATATAGCATTCATTTAATCCAATTTGCTTGTATTCAGACAATAATTTTTTAGCAGAAAGCACAAAGTCAGATCCTTTTTTCCAATAATGTATACCTACCAAAGCATTGTCGCTAATTACTTTTTTTTCTTGTATACTAAATATTTTGTTATTTTTAATTTCTGCAAAACTGTTCTTGCAATCATTAGACTTGAATATAGCTACGGCACCGTCACAATCTGAATACATAATATTTAAAAAATCAGAGCTATCCCATTCCATTAATTGATCGCAATTGCTGATAACCAACATATCGTCATTATTTATATACTGTTCTGCATATAAACAGGCGTCTGCAGCACCATATTGATCCTTATCAACTTTTATCTCAATAAAATCTTTTTTTAAACTTAAAAGTATATCTGTAAGGATTATATTGTGCTCAGGATTATCATATTTTCTTGTGATAAATATATATCTTCCATCTATGCCTAAAGAATTAACTGCATGCTCTATTAAAGTTTTGCCATTAACTTCTATTAAAGGCTTTGGAGTATTGATTCCTATATTTTTAAATCTTGAGCCGATTCCAGCCATGGGAATAACTATGTTAATTTTTTTACTCATTAGTAAGCCTCTTTTATTGTTCCGTCGTCATTCTTATGCACGCTGTTTTCAACCACCTGCTGAACATACTCAGAAAAATGCTTTCTTATGTTGCCAGATGGCCTGCTTCCAATAGAAAGCCATATCCTTTTATACTCAATTATGTTTGCAAAAGTAGTGGGGCAAACCACGGTTCCGTGGTACTCTTTCAATACAGTAGGGAGAGGAACGTGTTTCCCACAACACTTACACTCTTTGGCTTTTTCTTGATACGTACTCATATTATTAACATCCTATCCATTGATTCCTTTAACTCTTGTGGCATTCGTGGTGCCCTTATCATATTTTGAGCATACTCTATTTCTTCGCCATCTCGATCATTTAGCATTGAACTATAGGTATGAATGTTTATTTCTTGATTATTCTCAAATCTGGTTCTACTTATTGCATTATATATTGATCCACATACAGCGTCAGCCAAATCCTTGGATCCTTTTCTTGGGTGATCAACTCTATCACGCATTATTTTTAGCTGAAGTAATTCGTCTATTAAAAGAGGTATCCTAGGGCCAAGCAATCTTTCTTCTAGAACTATCATTGCCATATCATCGTAGTGTTTCTTTGCGACAGACAAAATTTCAGTGTTGATTCCATACTGTTTTAGTTGCTGCATCATGTCATGAGAGTTCCATCGGTCAAATGTACAAACACGTATCTTGAATCCCATAGTTCTTAATGCTAAAATATAATCCTTAACTTCAGTAAAATCTACAGACTTATCTGCTGTTGGTGTCCAATACCTTACTGCATCTACTTCAACTATAGGTGCTGGCTGAGAGTACTCATTTGTTATTTTTATGTTAACCCATTTTTGCACATGAGCTAGAGATACTGCACAGTGGTCATGCTTTTGAGCTAAGTCAACATGTATAAAATATTCTTTATCTGGGTCTGGCGCAAACCAATTTTCAAATCGCCCAAAGCTATCTATAGCAATTGCAGTGTTTCTAAATGCTGATTCAATTTTTTCTCTTGACTTAAAGAATGCATCTATGGCTTCTGCTGGCATACAAGCAAATCTTCCTAGCGCATCTGATGGATTTTTATAAAATGCAACCTTGAAGTCATCTATCTTTCTAACTGGATTAACATCCCATGTTGGTCTTTTAAGGGCATACATCTTTGGATACTTATATGATATGATATGGTCTTCTTCCCACTCAACATCAAATTCGTTGCCTTCGGTTCCGTCTGGAAGATCGTCGTCTAGCTTAAAATGATGAGTTCTTATAACAGTTTCTTTTTCAGCAACCACGTCGTCATATCTCTGCTGGATATAATCATTCTTGTATCTTGGAAATGAAAGCAGAATTACTTTGCCAAAATCTGGGAAACGTGAATCTACAGATGCCCTGTACATGTCATAAATTGCAGAACCTGTTTTTGCCTGCTCATGTCCAGTTGTATTTTCAATTGCAAAGCCAGAAATTTCATCAAGGATTATAACAATAACGTTATATCCTTCCCAAGCTTCTCTTTCAGAGTGTCCTGAGTGTACAGTAATTGCTTTATCAAATTTAATTTCAGAAGCCTTTGCTTCATATCTGCCAACAAACCAAGGGGACTTATCTATTCGTGTTTTAAAGCCTTTAAAGAAAACATTGTTGGCCTGCTGAGAGTTAATGGCAATGTTAATAATATCAATTGAGTCTCCAGGTGGCTTTCCATAATATGTTGCTGGGTCTTTTAAGCACAACAGTAAATATACTATATAGGATACTGCAATGGTTGAGCAGTAGTCTTTCCCAGACCCTTTTCCTAATTGAGCAACAACCTCGTTGGCTGTTTGCTTAAACATTCTTTTGCCCTCTTCTTGGCCAAAGAGCTTAATTAATGTTGACTCTTTGTATATCTGAGAGCTTTTTTCTATTAAAGTATACTGGTATTCTGAAAGCGGTGGCAACCCAAGATATTCTGGGCTCTGTACAAATGTTCTTAAGTCTACTGGCTTTTCTTCAAACTCTTCGCCATCTAAAATATCAATTAAATCAGAAAAATCAAACGACATCTGAATCCTCAATTATAACTGATTCTACTATCCCAGTTATTTGAGATAAACGCTTAGCAACTTCCATTTTGCATTTTGGACATACAGATGTAACTTCTTTTAATATCTTTACTAATACATCTTGTTTACGCTCTGCTTCTGCAACTTGAGAAGCCAATTCATTATTTTCAAGTACTCCAACGTCTTGTAGCATACCTATTCTTTTGCCTTCAATGTCTGCTATCAGCTTTAAGGCTCCAGCCTTAACGTTTAGCTGACCAGCCTGATCTGCGTCCTCTACGGTCTTCCAGGCCTCTTTAATGAGCATTGCATAGTGTTGGTCTGCTCCCGATATGGCTTCTTTGGCACGGTCTCTAAGGCTGCTATCATTGTGGACTACAGACTTCCACTCATCAATAAACTCAACAACCTCTTTACGAGAGAAGCCAGTAATTGCTGCAATCTGGGTAGCACTGTTACCCTTTAGTAGCTCTTCAACTACCTTGTTCATTCTATCAAAATGTTGTGATAATTCTATTTCAGACATAGATTTATTATACTTCTAGTTGACTGAAATAGCAAGTTTCTTAGCAATTTTAAGTAAGACTAAATAACCAATCATATCGTCAATATCATTATCTCCTGCAAAACCTGAGCCATTTTTGATCCTATTAATTTTATCATCAATTCTGATCTTAATCTGCTCTTGATTATCTGCCTGAGAAAATATACGAATAGGAGACAGTGCTGAGTCTCCATATGAGATATTCTTTTTGATTAGCATTTCTGCAATTTCAAGGCACTCTACTATAATTCTATGTCCAGACGGTGCATCTGTTGCAATCAGTTGCAAATCTGTAACCCATGATTGATAGCTATCCTTATTTGGATAATCTGTTCCAGCCATTATTCCATCTCCCTATAGAGTTGCTTAAGACCTTTTAATGTTCCTATATCCATATACTTTCCGCCTGGCTTTACAGCCCTAATATCTAGACTCATATCAATCCATTCTTGTATTTGTTTTCCTGGATGCTCTAATTCTGGATCTATGTATCTTATCAAATTTTTGCGGAATAGCATAGTCCCCCACATATTTGGATAGTCACAATTATTTGTTTTATCCATAGAAGAAACAACCTTATCTCCAGATAACAATACTTGCCCAACCCTACCTTTTAACTCTTCACTACATTCCCATACACCTAAAACAAGGTCTCCAGAAACTCTATTCATTTCTTTATAAATATTATTTTGTGTTCCATGAATATATGTGTCTGGCATTCCAACTAAAACAGTGTCGTTGTAATCTCCTACCATAAACTTTACAGCATCTGACATAGTTGATGGCTCACGAACTATTAGCTTGATATTCATATCCATATTCTGAATAATTGGAACCCATTCAGCTCTAGTTGAAACTCTAACCTCGTCACAAACCTCTAGCATTTGCTCAACATGCCATTGTAAAAGAGATCTTTCATCTGATATGGGTAGGCAAAATTTAGGTATTCCGCCTACACGTGAAGCTTTTCCTGATGCGGGTAAAATTCCTATTGTTGACATTACTTATCCCACTCATGAGGATTAAATCCATTAGGGTATGACTCATTAACCATTGGATCCTTTTTCCATGCAATCCATCCAGCCTCTCTATCATCGCCCCAATACAAATGAACTACATCTCTATCGAGTAAACGCCTTGCTTCTTCTCCATTTAATATCTTTACATTATTACTTTTTAACCAATCCATCTCCATGAGCTCTGGCGCCCAATCATTTAAATGCTTTTGATAAGGCTCAACTCCAAGCTCTTTATATATAGCGTCGGTAAACATTTGAACATCTGTGTAATAATGAACCATATGGTTATGCTTAATAATGCCGCTTGCACATCTTTCAACGCATAGATCAATTGCTGCCTTCATTATCGGGCTTCCAGACTTTGCAGCAATTACTTGTGTGGCTAGCCACGGAGTGTCTCTTTCTATATCTAAAAGCACATCATTATCTTCACTTAGCCAATCTGAAATTGGTGACTTGCAGTGTGTATCCATATCTGCATAGACTCCACCATTGATATAAAGAATTGCAAATCTCCATAGGCCAGCCTTCATGACACCTAAAGGCAAATTAATATAAGTGTTATATACTTCTTCAGAAAAGTTTTCTTTAAAAAAGGATTCTCTATCTGGTCCACTCATATATCCGTGTTGCCAATCTGGATTATTATGCTTCCAGGTATTTATGCTTTCTTTAGCATACTGTGGTAAATCTTCGTATGATGTTTCATACGTCTGCCAAATAATCTTTTCGATACTCATCTTTTTTTAATTAGCCCAAACTGTTCTAGATATCTCTGAATAGTCATTGCAGAGACTTGACACTCTTTTCCTATTTCTGTAACCGTTTTCTTTTGAACTACATATCTTCTGTACAGCCACTCTTTGCTTTGATACATTTTCATCGTTCTGTTAGCACCTTATTTGCGTAGTGAGCAATTCCAAATGAATCTGCCACATCAAAATCATCTAAATTTAAATTATACTTATCATTAAAATAATCTACAGTTCTTTGCTTTCTCATATTTCTTATTTGATTCTTATACCATGAGTCAGCATATCCTGGACTCTTTAATCTTATCGCTGCCTTTTCTTCTTTTGTAGGATTCTTGTTACCAATATACGCTTGCCAAGACGTTGGAGAAATAGTAATAACACTAGCACCCGTAGACATAAGTTCAGCAATGACAACGCCATATACATACGACAATTTTATCACAGCATCGGGTGATCTGACAAGGATGGCTCCTTCTACAACAATGTAATCAGACTTTAATTCATCTAACATCATAGCCATTTTTCTTTTAGCATCATATATTTTTTCATATATATCAACACCTTCAAGATTGACCTTTCCCCACTTGAGAGGAATATCATTTTCCATTAAACAGAATGCTATAGAATTTGTTGATGCATCTATGCCCAGAACCCTATTTGCCTGAGTTTTCTTTAAGCTAGCTAATGTCATCAATCATTCCAAGCAGCTTAGATCTTGATGAATCGCTATTACTTTTTTCACAACTAGAGCAAGTCGAACCCTGATTATATCTACTTAATCTAACTCCGCATTTGCAAGCCCTATAAGCACCGTTTCGTATAGACTTTTTTTCATAATATTTCTCCATTATTCTTTTGTTTGTTGCGATTCTGCAACACTCATCCGTGCAATATTTTTGGTTATGTGTCTTTGCCTCAAACTCTTTTAAGCATTCTTTGTTATAACATATCATAAAGAAGGCACCACAAACAATTCAATCTGAACTTCACCTACTGGAGTATCTTTGCTATAGCATTCTTTTTTAATTGGACAGTATGTGCATGGCATTTTAGACTTAGTTGATCCTGCTGGACGCATAGGTAGTCCGCCTTCTTGAAAGTTATCCCACACCTCTTGCATCCATAAAAATGTATTTTCAATTATCTTTTTGTTTTTATCATTCATAGAAATTGGTATTACAAGTATCTCTTGAGTGTTTTTATTTTCATAAAGAAAGAATCCTTCTTTAGCATCTTTAAGCTTCATATATGTGAGAAGCTGAAGTATATGATTTGCAGATGGCTTCATCTCGGCTTGTCTTGTATCCCAGACCTCTTGCTTTGCCGTTTTAATTTCGCCTATCACAGTCTCGCCATCATACTCCATAATTAAATCTATAAATCCACGAATTGGCGGATACTCGTTAATTATTTCTTCTTCTTCTGCCCTGAATTCTGGCATAGTGGCAATTAGCTTTTGCAATCTTTCATGAGCTTGTGTTCCTTGTGCCATATTTGCAACAGCAACTGCATCATTATTATCAATAAACATAGCACCACTAAAAGCCATGTACCAATATCTTGGGCATGTTCCGTGTCCGTATCCTAATGAGCTTGGACTAAACGACTTCTTTGTCATGTCGCCATCTGCACGCTTTGTATTTCTATAAGACTCATCAAGTAGCTCGGCAAATTTTTCTGGATCAAAATACTTTCCAGTATGTTTCTTAAACTTAAGATTTTTTACTATATCTCTACCCATTATGAGTTATACCTAACGACATACTTAAGTGCATCTACAAGTTTGTCTATGGACTCCTTTAGTGAATAGTATACATTTTTCTTATTATTATTTTCAGTGCCAGCTTTATCTTTTGCAATTGTTGAATAGTATGAAGCCATCACAGCAAACTTAGTTGACATTGCCTGAAGCTCCATAATAAGCATTGGAGATTTTGCTGAAGGAACATCTGGATTCATTAAAAGCTTTACAACAATAGCCAAAGCCTTGTCCAAGTGCTCATCCTTCATGAACTCATGAAGGTCATTAAACTCAGTTATATTGCTAATAAGTTCTAATGTATTTTTATCTTCTGCCATCTTCTGTTCCCTTGTTAATTTTATCAATAAAAAGTCCTATTGAGTAACCTAATGCTAATCTTATCATAAACTTTAAAAAATAGATATAGTTTAAAATGTTAATCTCCATACACCGTCACATTTAATACCGAAGGCTTGCATGGTTATTCTTTGGTCTCCATCTTTTATATCTATTCCATGAGATACGGCATGAACAACTTTACTATCTATATGCAACATGTCTCCAACAGAGTACTCTATTAACTCTGGCGTATAGTTTGAAACATGATCCTCCATAAATCTTTTATTATAGTCTTTATTTTTAAACTCTATGTTTTTTATATATTTAGAATAAAGATTATTTGAATAAATTCCTATGTCTGGCTGGTCCCAAACCATCATGCCAGCACCGCCTGCAGGCAGTACTATTGAAAGGGTTATAGCTATACATTTATTGTAATCAACTTCCGAATAATTTGATAATATCACTCCTAAATTATTGAATGAGTTGTCTATATGAATATTTACGCTTTCTTGAGATAAGTTATTTACAGTAAAGCCATCGTCACCTCCATATATAAAAAAACCAGGAAGTGGAGAGTTGTCTAAAAACTTAGAGTCTCCATATATACCACTTACACTTTTCAATAAGGCTTTATAAATAAAATTAAAATTTTCACTTAGCAATTTATTGTATAGGTTAACACTATTTTTATAACTTTCAGAAGGTTCTTCTCTAAATTTTGGCCCATCAGCAAAAGCCGACACACCAAGGGTATGAAGCTTTTGACCAGCAATTGTTCTTTCTATCCAATATTCTTTTAAAGAGATTATTTTTTTAGAAACATCTTCACAATCTTGCTTGCTTAAAACGTTAGCCTTGCCATACATTCGAGACATTAAATTTTTATTTTCCTATTTCTATATTTTTTTTCATTTATTTTTTTCCCAAAAATTTATTAGTTCTTCTAAAATTGACCACTCTATTATACCAAGTCTAACCTTGGACTGCTCTCCTAATATTATTTTTAGTGCTGGGTGCATGTCTCTATTTACCTTAAATGTATCTGTACAAATTTTTGACCACACATCTTTGTTTAGAGTAAATGATCTAGATGCCTCTTTGTAATCAACTAAGAATTGATTCCATTGTGCATCCCCTTTTTGATAGTCGCCACGGCCACTATTTTTTTGAGCCTTAGCCCCATCTCTTTTTACTTCTGATCTTTCTGACATTATCCGACCCTATATTTTGTTTCGTGTCCGTTTAAGCATTTCCAATACATTTCAAGCGTTTGACTATTAAACTTATAGGAGTCTACAAAAAGATCACAAGTGGCACAAGGCCTTGGCTGTTCTATAATCTCTACGCCTACTTCATCATTTTCTAATGAATCTTTTTTATCAAAAAACTCATTAAGATTTGGCATTTATTTCTCCTGCTAATTTGTCTACAACATCTGGATTTTCCTTTAAATACGCTACAGCCTTTGCACGTCCTTGAAAACGCTCTCCATTCACTGTATACCATGCACCACCCTTTTCTACTATTCCACACATTTCTGCAACATCAAGGGTTTCTCCAACACGATCTACACCAAGAGCTTCCCCTTGGTAGTAAAAGTCATATTGTCCTGATAAATTTGGGGGACCAAGTTTGTTGTAATCAATAATCCAGTTAACTGGCCTTCCAACTCTTTGTTCAATGATTTTGTCGCCAACTTTAATCCCAGCCTTAATAGCATTCGCCTCAGCTTCAGACGACCAGAGTTTAATGACAGTGGAAGAAAAGAACTTGACTGCCATGCCACCTGTTGGGATGTGACTAGCATGCATA